CAAATGGCACTAATGGAACCAATGGCACTAATGGAACCAACGGCACTAATGGAACCGACGGCACTAATGGAACCAACGGCACTAATGGAACCGACGGCACTAATGGAACCAACGGCACTAATGGAACCGACGGCACTAATGGAACCAACGGCCTGCTAGCTGGAATAGGCACTCCAATGACGAGCGGCATGTTCTCTGAATTCATGCCTGAGTTCAACGACGTGCTCAAACCTGAGGTGGTACAAACTAGACAACTCCTGAAGAGGCTCTTTGGATAATGACATATTTACAAGCAGTTAATCAAGTATTAAGACGTCTCAGAGAGAATCAAGTAGCGACTGTTGCTGAGTCAGATTACTCAACTCTGATAGGTGACTTCATCAATGACGCCCGCCAGTACGTGGAAGAGCGGTGGGATTGGCTGAGCTTAGAAGACGAAATAGACTTCACCACTACAGCAGACGTAGACACCTATGCTATCGACGGTGCAGGTGACGGTGGTAGCATTACACAGATCATTGACACCACAAACCTCACAGTCCTTAAAGAATGGCCTATTGATAGGATAAGACAGGAAGAGAATATATCAACTCCTAGCAGTGGTATTCCTACTCACTACGCCTTCGTAGAGCCTGCTGCTGATTTAGACCCACAGATACAGCTTAGAGTGCCCCCAGCGGGCGTGTATAACATCAAAGTCTACGTAGACAAGACAGGCGTAGCCTTATCAGCTGATACAGACACGTTAGTGATACCATCACAGCCTGTAATACAACTCTGCTACGCCTTCGCCTTAGACGAGCGTGGAAGCACAGGAGGCACGTCTGGTAGGATGCAGTTTGAACTAGCAGAGACCTACATAGCAAATGCTATAATGGTTGATGCTGAGAAGAGACCCGATAAGACTGAGTGGACTGTAGAAGGTGATAGACCTGACAACACTAACTGGAAGACTTAATGCCTAACTTAGAAACCATTGTACTAGCTGCACCGGGCTTCTGGGGTCTTAATACACAAGACAGCCCATTAGACCTCGATGTACGCTTTGCTGCAGAGGCTGATAACTGTGTAATAGACAGGAAAGGCCGTATAGCAGCTAGGAAGGGTACGGAAGCAGTCAGCACTAACGGTGCAGCCGTACTAGGCAGCTCTGATGGTGTGGAGTTTATGAGTGAGTTTCTACAGGAGGACGGCACTACTGTACAGTTCTCTGGTGGTAACAACCTACTCTTCACAGGAACTACGACGCTCGTAGATGCCACTCCAGGTGCAGCTACTGTCACAGCTAATAACTGGCAGAGTGCTACGTTGTCTAACAAGCACTACTTCTTCCAGTCTGGTCACAACCCTCTAGTATACACCCCAGGAGGGGCAATAGCGCGCGTAGAAGACGAAGGAGCCTATACAGGCACAGTACCAGAGGGTGATGTAGTTTTATCGGCTTTTGGACGCTTGTTTGTGGCTTCTACGTCGTCTGAGAAGTCTGTCATATCGTGGAGTGATCTACTTAATGGCTTAGCTTGGACAGGAGGAAGCTCTGGAAGCATCGACCTGCGTAAGTTCTGGCCTAGAGGCTATGACGAGATAACAGCGCTTATTGAACACAACAGTAACTTGATAGTCTTCGGTAAGAAGTCTATATTGGTCTTTGGAGGCGCTGACAGCCCTTCTACCATGTCTATTGTGGACATCATAGAGAACATTGGTTGTGTCGCTAGAGACTCCGTAGTCTCCACAGGCACAGACATATTATACCTATCTGCTTCAGGGTTACGTACTCTAGGTAGAACTATACAAGAGAAGAGCGCACCTATAGGCGATGCCAGTAAGAACGTCAATGATGATGTTAAAGGTATCTACAGGGGTGAGATTAGTAACATTAGAGGACACTACAACGAGGATGAGGGCTTCTATGTACTCACCTTCCCCACGTCCTCTCTAAGCTATGTGTTTGATACTCGGTATCCCTTAGAGGATGGCAGCCTACGTGTAACTACGTGGTCTAGCTTAGTTCCTCTATCAATGATAAGAACAGACGCTGGTGTGTTCTACATAGGTACGAGCAGAGGCTTAGAGCAGTATGGAGGCTATTTAGACAGTGATACATACACGTATGACCTATCATGGCTGACGCATCCTCTGTCCTTCGGAGTACCTGGAAACCTGAAGTTTCTAAAGAACTTTGATTTAACCCTAGATAACGGCAGCGGCTATGACGTCGTTGTTAAGTGGTCTTGGGATTATAATTCTAACTACACCACCTCTACAATAGCTGTGCCAAACAACAGCATAGCAGAGTTTGGAGTAGGCGAGTATGGGGTTTCTGAGTTCTCAGCCTCTATAGCTCTACTATCCACTTCTACTACAGCTGGCGGAAGCGGTAAAGTCTTAACAACAGGAGCGACTACGACGATCAACGACGAGTCCTTCTCAATACAACAATTTGAAATACAAGCAACTATAGGAAGGGTTCTATAATGGGTCTTTTAAGTGACATCGTATCGTTGGGTACTTCTCTCTACGCTGATAATGAGAACATCCAGAACGTCCGAGACGTAGGCTCAGATGCTTTGACCCTCTCTCAGACGCTGGGTGATAAATCTACGGAGCGGTCTAGGTTTAAGCCCTTTGCTACATCGTCTGTAATGGGTACATCAGGGACTACTAGAGACCCTGTGACGGGCGGTACAGCCTTTAACATGAACCTAAGCCCTGACGCTGATGCTCTAAGCAAACAGCTGGTGAACAGCGGTAGAGGCTTTGTGAGTGGCTTAGGCAACATAGGGCAGAGAGAGACCGACATCTTTGACAGGTTAGAGGCTTTACAGCAGCCTGGAAGAGAGCGTGATATGCTTGGTCTTGAGGAGAGGCTATTCAACCAAGGACGCAGTGGTGTACGTACCTCAGCCTTTGGAGGAACACCAGAGCAGCTGGCTATGGCTAAGGCTATAGAAGAGAGTAGATTAAGCTCAGGCGTACAGTCTATAGGCTTAGCCGGACAGGAACAGGCTAGAGAGGCTCAGATAGGCCAGAGCTTAATAGAGGCTGGCTATAGACCGCAACAGGAGCTTTTACAGTCTATTACAGCAGGTATGCCTATTGCTGATATTATTGGTGCTGGTGATAGACAAGGCGCGCAGCTAGGAAGTGCGTTGTCAGAAGCAGGCTTACAGGCTAAGCTAGGAGCTGAGGGTGTCGCCGCAAATCTACAAGCAGGCCAGATGAATACTATAACGGCTGCACTGCAGTCTCTTCTAGGAGGAGCAGCAACGCAGTCTTCTTCGGTCTTAGGCCAAGGCTCAGAAGGTAACTTCTTTAGCAACCTAATCGACAAGTACTACTCTCAAGGATTCTAAACCATGCCTATTGATATATTAAAAATGTTTGAAGACGTTATTCCTAACACAGGAGCGCAGGATAGACAAGCAGGTCTGGATAGAGCTGGTGGTATAGGTCAGTTGGGACATACAGCCGCTTTACTACAGCCCGCCAACGCAAGAACTATACGAAGAAGCGCGGGTAATCTATTAGGCATAGACACACGTACACAGGGAGAGCAATTAGAGCAGACGCTACAGTCTTCCGACTTCTCAACCCCTGAAGCCAGGACAGCCTCCTTAGCCCGTATTGGTCAAATAGACCAGACAGCTGCTTTGAAGATAAAGACTATGTTGGCTGAGCAGGACAGAGCACAACAAGACGCAGACGCGCGTACGGCAATGGCGGAGGCACAGAAAAGCACCGCCTCTCGCTTAGCAGCAACACCGTCAGCGCCTGAGGCAAAGATAGCGAGACTTAGTGCCATCTTAGAGCGCAAATATGAAATAAGCACGCAGCAGGCTAACGACTGGGCAACGGGAGTGACCGACGGCACTATTCAGCTAGAGAACTTGGAAGACGGTAGCGCACAGCTCACTGATAAACTAGCCGCTCTTACAGGCAGCGAAGGTGGTGTAATTCGCCTCCAACCCCGCCGCCAAGCAGCACAGGGGAGTCCTGCTGTACCTAACGAGCCTGAGACAACTCTAGAGCTTCCCGACGGTATGAGCTTATCAGAAGCAGCGGAGCAGGGCACAGGACTGTGGAACGTCACTTCAGAGTTCTTTGGTAGGGTTATGAGTAATATATCTCCTGCGTTTCTTAATGAAGAGAAGACAGAGGCGAGGCAGACGCTCCAGATAGCTGAGAACGCTTTAATACGCTCTCTCGCCCTGAACAGACGCTTCCCTGAAGGAGAGCAGCTTCGTATTAAGAGAAACCTAAAGATAACACCAAGCACAATAGAGTCACCAGCGGCTATGCAGATCAATCTAGCCGCTGCAGATAAGTTCTTAGAGAGCGAAGAAGTTAAACTACAGAGAAGTATAGCAGATGTGACGACAGCGCCTGCCCAAGTTGTTGAGGACAGGGCCTCGTTGAGGGATATTCAGGCGTTTAGGGGCTTGATTTTTCCTACCGTCCTACCTGCTTCCTCTTTAACCGACGCCGCGTCTGTTGAAAGCATGTCCAACAGCGCTGTGCGCCGCTTTATTGAAGAGACGCCCGACGACGTATTAGACAGCTTAGACCCTTCAATCATCGAAGCCCTTTCTAGAAGGATTAGATAACAATGGCTCAAGACCTTAAGAATCAACTTGCTAACGCCTCCGGTAGTTTTTTAGGAGACGTAAGACGTGTTGTAATCGACCCAGTTATGGACTTACTGACGTCGGCTATGGATGGAGCCCCTCAAGCAAGAGCACAGATGGGGCTTCAGAACCCTGATCTAACTGCGGGAGAGCGTTTAAAGCTTCTTGCTGTTGCTAATCCTGCACCAGCCGAAGAGAACGTCCTTAGAGATTCTGTTGGCACGTCTACTGGAGAAGGGATTAGAGACTCTATTCCTATTGCTATAGGGCTTGGTCTTATCTCGTCTAGAATACCTGCAGTGAATGGCGCAGGGCGCATCCGTACTGCAGCTCAGAATTTAATGCACCAATATGGGCAAACCTTCAAAGCAAATCCGCTACGCACTACAGCCGCAGAAGGCATGTTCGGCGGGGCTGCAGCCGCAAGTGGATTCACTCTTGATAAAGCCTTCCCAGACTTACCAGCAGCACAGTTCATTGGCGAGGTACTAGGCGGAACAGCCGCTTCGTTGGCCCCTAATGTGCTAAGGCTTAGTCCTACGCGTTATTTCTTTAAGAAGAGTAGAGACTTTTTCAGTCTTGAAGGAGCTACATCAAGAGCAGGGACGCGGTTGAGGGAAGTAGGAGACCCAGAAAGAGCGCTACAGAACCTTAACACCTCTGATGACTTTACCCCAGGAGCCTCCTTCACAACAGCACAGCGCACAGGAGAGCGCGGCTACATGGACTTAGAAAACTCCGTGATAAGAGCAGCCGCTGATGGTAGACTTACTGACGAAGCTGCTGACAACCTAGCCCGTATCAATCAAGCCATCACTGATGACTTCAACTTCGGCGGTGCCAATGTAGATACTATACAGGGCACGTTAGATAAGCAAGTGCAATACTATGGAGCCTTATTAGATGCGCGGCTACAAGCTGCTGCTGCTAATGCTGACGTCTCTATATCTGCAGTGTCTCCTCAGAACGTTAGAGAAAGCACTGAATTATTTGTTAGACAAGAGTTAGAGGGCGCTCTAAAGGACGCTAGGGCATTTGAGCGTGAGCTATACTCCCAAGTAGATCAAGACTTATTAGTCAATGTTAACATAGCCAAGACGGCCCGTAACGAGCTTGTGGCTAGCTTGCCGGTGGCACAACAAAGTGATATGCCTAAAGCGGCTAAGTTCCTCAACCCTGAACATAATAAGTTCATTGGAGACACCACTAACATCTTTGAGCTGAGAGGTGTGCAGAGTAGGTTGAGAGCTGAGTCTCGTGTGGCGAGGGCTGGAGACACTCCTAATTACAACAGAGCGCGTTTGGCTGATGAGCTTGCTGACAGTATTACTGAAGACATATCTAATATCTTTGTAGAGAGCGGGCAAGAAAACCCTGTTGCAGCGGCTGTGGCCTTCTCTAGAGAGATGAATGAACGGTTCAGTCAAGGCACTGTAGGTAAGATATTAAAGCGAGGAAGAGCAGGGGGAGACTATATAGACCCTTCTGTCACGTTGACGGCTACACTAGGAGCTGGCAGGGGGCGCAACATAGAAGCCTATGATAGTATACTAAGGGCTGTAGACGGCAGCCCAGAGGTGCAGGGCTCAATGGAGGAGTTCCTTAAACACACCTTCTTCAGGAGTAATGAGTTTAGCCCAAGAGCGGCTCAGACCTTCTTAAACTCTAACGCTGACCTACTAAACAGGATGCCTACGTTACGCTCTGATATCCAACACGCCATACGCACAGGCGACGACCTTCGTTTAAGGAGCGGGAGCAAGCGAGGCTTTGCCGACCCTAGAGTAAACAAAGCAGTGATATTCATCGAAGAAGGCCCTGATAAGGCTTTCAATCGAATACTTAATTCGCGCTCAACCTCTAGAGACGTACAACAACTGCTACGTATGGCCGCTAGAGACGAAACAGGCGAGGCTACTCAGGGTTTAAAATCCGCCTTCTCAACATACTTACTAAATGGGGCGTCTTCGACACAGACAGACGCCGCTGGTAATCTCTTCATCGACGGGGGTAAACTAGGCAGGCTCCTTGGTGACCGTAAGGTACGCTCTACTATGATGCAGATGTATACTAAAGAAGAGAGAGGGCGCTTTGACAGAATTCTTAGAACTGCCCGTAGACTAGACACTGCGAGAGTCTCTGGAGAGAGAATACCCGTCACAGCAGAGAGCCTTGGAGCGATAGGCGTCTTAGTAGCTAGGCTGACTGGTGCTGCTGTAGGTAGAAGAGTCACTAACACTATCCAGGGCCCTGCAATATTATCTGAGAAGTTTCAACAGCTACTCTCAGCCGGTGTTGTAAACCCCGCTAGACGCTTGATAGAAGATTCTATAGTTGATGAAGACCTATTTAAAGCGCTCCTCTCTTTAGATATAGGGCCTAGCGGCAGGGTGCCTATGAAGGCAAGGCGTCATATCAACGCTTGGTTTGCTAACTCTTTAATGAACCTCGGCACTGGGGGGCAAGAGCCAGCACAGAGACCGCGTCCTGAACAACCTGCTCTATAAAAGAAGCCGCCTATGTCATCAGCTACATAGGCGGCTTAGTCTTCCCTACACCCCAGTAAAATAGGGCTATGTGGTCTATGCGATCCACTATAACGTCCTAACCTACAGGGGTGCTGGTTCTTTATAGACGGCTGTTCTGGGCGTTTAAGTGGACGACATCCGCTAGCCCTGTCTGCTTCAAAGGCGTCCCAGCCTGTCTCACAATACATAGATCACCGTTGTCCTCTAGGCATAATACCTCTCCACTGTCTCTATACCAATACCAAGGATAGGCTACTTCCTCCTCCTTCATAATACCTTCAAAGCGCTTAATCTCATTGAGTGTTAATATGTCTTCGTTGTTCATCTTTTGTACACCTCCATATTACTAGCCCCCTTACGGTTATTCCAACTAGCAGGGACTACTTGCCAGTTGGAATGCCTGTGAAGCCCGCATGCCTTTTTATGACGTAGCGGGACTATATGATCTATGTTGTACGCCTGTCCTGTTAACTCTTCCAAGTCTTTAACGTGTCTACGCATTTCCCTATAGACTAAAGAATCAAGCTCGCTGAAGTTCCTTGAAGCGCTTTGAAGGCCTGCTCTCTTACGGGCGTCCTTTATAGCCCTTTGCTCTCTCCCTTGTGGAGAAGCCTCGTAAGCTGCTCTGCTGACTTTCTTCTGTGCTGCTTGACGCGCTAATGTCTCTGGCGCATTTCTACGCGCCCGTGTAACCGCTTTACGTGCCTCCTTAGCCTCTGTAGAATACCTATAACGCCCTCTCTCCTGTATACGTGCACAGTCTTTACACCGACTACTTCTGCCTCCTTTACGCGTATTATCTACGTAGAAAGCGTCTGCAGGCTTGGTCTCAGTACACTTATAGCATCTCTTAAAAACCACTACACAGACTCCTTAGCCTGTGTAGCCTTCTCTTCCTTAGCAGCCTTCTCTCTAGCTTCTCTATTCTTTCTCTGCATTTCATCCCAGTTCTTATCAGCCTCTTCTTGGCTAACTAACCTCTTACGCTGCCTGCTGCCTTTACCGGCTTCACTAGCTGTCATTCTTCCTCTCCTGTCATTAGTCTACCCAGCGTCTCACGTTGTAGGCTATAATACCTCTTACTGACGTATTTAGGCTGTTCCAGCTGCTCCACTTGTTCTATGTAGTCTCCATTACGCCTAAACGTAGGCTCTCCTGCATCGACTCTATAGACCACTGTAGCTGTTATCCCTGCTAATGTATAAAGCAGCTCTAAAGCCTCTGTCTTATTCTCTGCCACTTCTACAGCTAATTCCTGCAGCTCTGTAGCTCGTATCCACGAATCAGCTCTATAATATCTAAGCTCTACACAGCCTGGGTTGTTCTTCCACCATCTAATAAGACTATCAGGATGTCTCTCAAAGCATTCACTCTCTACATCGAACAACAACGCCTCTATAACGGCTAAATACACATAGGCTTCATCGTTCTTTATAGCTATGAAGCTCAGATAGGCTCCCCAGTCATAAGCCTCTTGTAGGTCTCCAGCGTCTTCAGCCCATTGACGTAGGCTTATAGCTAGGTCGATCGTTGATGTTGTATAGAGTCCTTCATTAACTTTATACAAGTGAATCATGTCACGATAGAGCTGTGCAGCTGCGTCTATATTTCCCTGCTCTATGAGCGTATTAGCCTGCTGAGACGCTGAAGCTATTAAGGATTCGTTATAGCTGTCCACGTTCTGTGCTTGTACATTATTAATGAACAACATAGCTATAGTGAACAGTATAGTCTTCATGCTCTTAGTCCTTCTAACACAATCCCGTTATCAGGCTCATCCCCGCTTCTATCCACTCTAAAGCACATAGGATGATTGCAGGATTGCATAGACCCGTCCACCTCCACCACCTTAGTAGCCATAACGCCCGTAGCAGCTGACCAGAAGCGTACAAAGAGTAGATCAGGCGATGTAGTAAATATCTTGCCGTAGCTATCATTGTACACTTCAGCCTCTATAAACTGTATTTGTACGTTAGGATTGTCCTGTAGTATCTGACCAGGAACTATCCAGAACACTTCCCATCTACCCACTTCAGAGGCTGTACAGAAGAACATAAGCTGTCTAAGCTTCTCTGAGTGCCCACAGATGAATTGAGGAGCTGCTGGTACATTGGTAAGGCTTTGCACTCTAGAGGCTGTGACGGGCTCCTGAGAGACTCCTGAGACGTTATAGGCTCCATAGAGAGCTGCTATGGTTAAGAAGGTGACACAGAATCCTATAACAAAGTCTCTCACCCGCTTAGCGTGTTCGTTAGTCTTCTTAGCTACCATAATAGTGCTCCTATAGTAATCATTAATAACACCACGTAAAGCTCTGCAGGCATCAAAAGCAGACGCCACAGGCAAGGATACTTCACCACCACTGCTATGACTATGTCGTCTATAAAGTCTATTATTCTACGCATGATGCACCTCTCTGTGACAATTAGAACAAAGCAGGGCACATTTGTCCAGCTCTGCTGTGACGTCTTCCCAGCTCATGTGAGTCATCCCAGACACTTCTAAGTCTTTCTCTGAAGCATCCAGGTGATGAAAGTCAAAGACGGCTATAGGAAACTCTTGCATACATTTCCAGCAAGCACCGCCTAGATAGTCAACACAGGTTTCTTTGAACTCTCTGCGCTGCTGGGCACTGTTGTTCTTGCTACACAGTCTACAATAGCTCTGTAGCCCGTCATTGCTTGCCTCGCTCTTGTTGAAGGCTTCGTTCTTCTTAGTGTCTTGACATCTAGGGCAATATTTCATTAATGTTCCTCATCAACTTCAAACTGTCTAGTTGTTTCAACACATAAATAGCTTGCATTAACAGGATAGTCTAAGAAGTATGTATCAAGGTCTCTTAGGATGTCTTTGAGATGTTCTATGTTGTCTACCAAGTCCCAATCAACTTCCCATGTCGCCACTTTAGCCTTCATTTAGAAGCCGCGAAGAAGATAGCCCAAGCTACAGAGGCGATTACAGCGAAGAACGCTAAAAAGCCCCACAGAGGCGCTGTCACCCACCACCACGACCACCCTATGTAGCCCGTTAGCTTTAAGCCTACGAACAACACGGCCAATAGACCAAAGAAACCTATACCAATGCTGCTGCTGCTTGAATCACTCATGCTCTGTGCTCCACCTGTTCGATTAACATGTCTATGAAGTGCTTAGCCTTCTGTAGGTCTTCAACACCTCCCTTGCTCTTCCATCTAGATAGATACTTAATAGCGTTGCCTTCACAGAAGCCTAGCTCATTAGCTACGATGTATTGAACAGGCTGTATAGACATACTGCTATAATGATCTCCTCCCACCTGTGTGTCTAAAGGCGTCCCAGACTGCGTAACAGCTCTCATGTTCTGGTTAATAACTCTAGTCGCTTCGTCCCAATCAGCCGGCGTAGCGTCGTTGATGCTTTGCCTCAAGGTCTCTCCAGCGTCGTTATCAGCCACTTCAAGCTCTGAAGCATCGAAGTACCAAGAATCGTTTAGGTAGGGGAAGTGTACCCAGCAAGAGCCTGTGTCGTTAACGTCTCTTAACGTGCCTACATCTCCCACTTTAGCATATATCCCTGCGTTGCTAATGCCTACAACAACAACCTCTGTCTCTTCATCGAGCTGTTTAGCCTCTTCAACCTTCATGTCAGTTGCTCCTCAAGTTCGTCTGCCTTAGCTTCTATTAAGTCTTCGAAGCGGTCTACCAAGTCTTCGCTGTTGATCTCCAGGAGTTCCATCAGCGTTATCTCGTCTAGCTGCTTCAGCCTATCGTATATATCAGGAAGCGTCAGTGTCATCTCTAGCATCTCCCATAACGAACATCTGTGATTGATACAGCGCAGCCATGTTCAGCATCTGTTGGTGCGACACCGTAATAGCAATGTCTGTATCGTCTTCATTGATTAGAACGCCTGTTGGTGTTATGTACATTGATAATGCCTCATCCACTCTAACCCGCATACCAACTCCTCACTAGCTTCATAGCCTTTGTCATCTTCTTAATAGCTTTATCGTCCTGCTTAGCCTTTGTGTGAAAGACTGAATAGCCTGCTTGGTGATATTGCTCCATGATGTGAATAGCCTCTGTTAACGACTGAGCCACTATAGCTGCTTCGTCCTCTGCTCCTATCTCAACCTTCATAGCTTCTTCCTCGCTTGACGTTCCTGTTCAGTCTTCACCTTGTGGCATACATCGCATAGTATCTGTAGGTTATCAGCTTCGCAGAACAACCTAGCTACAAAGCCTGGGAGGTCTTCATAGGACTTCAGGCTTCCCGCAGGCTCTATATGATCTACAGCACATTGCTTCCCCTGCTTCCACTTCTTACATTCTACGCATTTGTACTCAAACTTATGCCTCTTGCCCGTCACAGTACGTCTATTGTCTTTCTTGTATTGAGCTATGACGGGGTATTTCATCGTCGCCTGCCTGAGAGCGCTTCTTATAAATTGGAAATAACGCGCCTCAGTCCAGAGCTTTCCAGCCCTTGTACGCTTCTTTAGTATTCTAGGCATCAGGGGTGCTCCCATGATTGCGGTGAAACCCGTACAGACGCTCAGCGCCCTTTCTAGAAGCCACAGCATCTAACAGGGAAGTAAAACGCCCTAAGGTCTTATTAAGGCCTTTGTAGCGAATAGAAGCCCTCCATTTACTGCGTGTCTTATCCCACCCAACCCCTAAGACGCCAGAGCTGTTCCTGCTGCCTATGCGTTGATTTCTCATGTTCTCCGCCTGGGTGACGTCTCGTAGGTTTTCTAAACGGTTATCATCACGCAGCCCGTTGATGTGGTCAATATTGTTGTCAGGAAAAACGCCGTGGGCATGCAGCCACACAAGACGTGCAGCCCTATATATTTTATTATCCACTCGGATAGCGCGATACCCATAGCACGTTATAACACCTGCGGTCTGTCCTATCCTTACGCCGTTAGTTGTGGGCTTAAGCCACGTAAACAACCCAGTCTCAGCGTCGTAATCCAATAACTCTTTAAGGCGCTCCTGAGTAATCATCACTGCCACCCCACTGAGTAGTATTTAGCCTTCATAGTCTGATACATCCTACGCTGACATTGCCCCAACACTATCTGTGTACCTGCTACTTCGTATGTGGTGTGTGGTAGGTCTTGCATAGCTGCAAAGCGCTTAGCCAATCCTCTTAACTGTTTAGCTTTCTTGCCTCTCATGCTGCTTCTCCATAGAACACTTCTACTGATACGCCCACAGGCCATTGCATTACATCGCCTTCAAAGCGACGGAGATACACTAGGTCTCTATTCTCCGTCGCTCTATCGACACCCATCTGGTCTATGACGATCAACGCCATGTCTAGCTCATTAGTACAGCCATCAATCAACGTAGACGCCATAACAGCTCCACAGCCTTCCAAGCCTATGATGTTGTCTACGTTGTCTCCTGTGAGGATTTGCTTGTAGAGGTTCTTAGTTGCCTCTATTGGCGTAAATTCTTCACTGGTGAACCTGACGAAGTTGAACAACGGAGTGTTAGGTAGTTGTTGGAAGTCCTTATCCAGGCTAACAACGACGCTAGGCTGCTCCGTAGCTGCTGTCGCTATTGCATCGTCAGCCTCGATGCCTTCATAGACAACAGCGGCGTAGACGTCTATCAAGTGCTGTCTAGCCGCTGGTAAGTGAACAGGCTTCGGCCCAGTTCGATTGCCCTTGTAAGGGGCAGTGACAGCTACGTCGTCTCTAAAATTAGTACTGCCTGAGAGAAAGACGCGGTAGGGCGTTAGTTCTGGGAAGTGTATCAGGATGTTCTTAGCTATAAAGCTATTCATAGTCCATCCTACAGCTTCCGCTTCGCCCTCATCACCTATAGCACAGGCTATGCGATAGGCTATCATGTCACCGTCGATTAGTAGCATTGTTGTTTCCTTTGCTTATGTTGCTTGGTAAAGACTACGGAGCCTGTGTAGACATAACAGGAAACTACACAGGCTCCGTAGCATTACAACGCCTCTTCTAACACGTCGTCGGTTACAGCGATTGACGCATACTCTTCCAAGTCTGTGATAATCAGCTTAACCAATGAAGGGCTACGGCCTTTCTTGCCTTTGAACTCCCAATCGTAGCTACCTAGAACAGCCTTGGCTTTAGAGCCGTTGCCAATCATAATAGGCATCTCGTCCCCGGCTGGGTTATAAGCCTTGATAGGGTTCTTAGACTTACAAGTGATGTAGTTACCACGTTCATCTTGCTTGTTAGCTACAGTGAGTCCTTTAGACTCTAGAGCCTCTACAGCTGCGTCTGATAAGCTTCCCAGGTCTATCTGATACTTCCCAGACATCTCATTCACCTGTGACAAACTAGCCCAGAACGTGTCTGCATTGATTACTGTTGGTGTTTCCATTGTTGCTTCCTTCTATTGTTTTAACGTTAATGTTATATACATTCTCTCATGTTTTTAAGGACTTGTCAAGCTTTATCCTATCCAGTACAGCTTGTTTCTCTTCATCGTTCATAGCGTTCCATCCTAGCCATTCCTCGAACGTCCTCTTACAGCCTATACAGACAGCATCGCCAAAGGAGGCTGTGGAGCATATGCCTATACATGGACTCTTAATCAATGTGTTTCTGCCCAGCTATCACCGACGTGGTAGTCTCCAGCTAGAGGGCAGCGCATGTTATAATGCTCTCCTGCAAGCTCTGTAGCTCTACAGCCGAGTCTACCAACTTCATCTGCATATTCAGCCTCTACTTCCAACTGCCATTCATCGTGGCAATTAACTACAAAGAGAGCTTTGATGTCTGCTTCATCTAATAAGTCTTGGAAGATCACTAACGCTTTCTTCATCACAACAGCGCCTGCTCCTTGCAGCAGTGTATTGAGCGCCGCATGTTGATGCCTGATACGTAGCCTTCTACCATCCAATCCAGGAACGCTGTTGCTCTTCTCAGCTATATCGCTAATCAGCTCTTTAAGCTTAGCTAATGCAGGCGTAGCCTTTAGAAAGCGCTCCTTTAGCTTGCCACCCTCTCTAGCATTGCCGCCCACTACACTGCCTATCTTGGCGTTACCTGCTCCGTAGAGGAAGGCGTAGATGAACGTCTTAGCTTGACTGCGTGTTTCTAAGCCTGCGGCGTTCTGATTAGCTGTGTGTATATCGCCCTCTAACAGTTCTCTAATGTATTCCTCGTCCTTCATGTAATGAGCTAACATTCTTAGCTCTAAGCCTGAGGCGTCTATACCGACTAGCTTGTTTCCTTTATCGACTATCCAGCATTGTCTACACTCGTACCCGTAGTAGCCTGCCCAGCCTTTTAGAGGCGCTCCTGTCTTCTTATCCTGCTTAACTCCAGGTATTTGAGCCATGTTGGGCTTGCTATGCGTCATGCGTCCCGTTACAGCTCCGTTACAGTTCACCCTACCATGTACTCTACCGTCCTCAGCTACAACCTCTAACCAGCTGTTTATCTGACTTGTGCGCTTCTGTAGCGTTAAATACTCTAACACCAGAGCAGCCTCATGTAGGTCTATAGTCTTTAATGTAGTCTCATCAACAATGACAGAGCCCTTCTCAGTCTTCTTAGGAAACTTAGCGCCTAATGTGCCTAGCCTCTTAGCTATCTGCTGCCTTGAGCCTATGTTGAACACCTCTACACCGTCCTTTAGCCTTTTCCCTGTCTTCTCAGAATAGCGCTCTGTAACTATTGGAGGAAACACTGTCTGTAGCTCAGCGTCTATAGCGCTCATTCGATACATCAATGTTCGATACAGCTGCTTAACATATGGAATGTCTAGCTTGAAGCCGTTGAAGCGCTGTTGCGTGAGAATAGCAGCCACTTGATGCTCTAGTTCTACACATTCACCATCGAAGTGTTCGGCGTGAAGCCTCACCTGTAGATGTTGGCAGGCTTTGGTGTTCAGTCTAGTGTCCTGAGCACAATAAACTGCCATGCGGGTTAGCCATTCTTGCTCTGTTTCGTCTTCAGCAGGACAATCGAAGTCTTTGAAGTCTCCTTTGGGATAGCCAAACTGCACACCATAAGAGGCTAAGGCATGTCCCTCAGCCCTAGAGGGGTTGTATAGCCTGGACAGCAACATACCGTCTACTTGCTCTCTATCGGCTAGGTCGATGCCCCAGACACGTTTAAGCACTGGTATGTCGAAGCCTATGCCGTTCCAATGGGCTATGCACGTCACAGACGATAGCTCTGATATAAGCTCTTCTGCTGTTCTGCATTCCACAGTCTGATCAGTATCCCAGAAGTGCACACAAGCCATCCAGATTGTGTCGTGAGCTAGGTTGGTTTCTATGTCTACACTGGCTGTTCTACCGCTCATGCCTCTACCTCCCAGCCTTCTAAGCCGCCATTAATATCGTCTATATCTATACTGCCCTGTGCAGCTAAACATTCATCACACAGATCAAGCAGTTCCCCTGTGAATGTGTCCTTAGTTCGTAGCTCTGTTGGGGATAGTAGAGCATCGCAGCTTTTACATCTCATAATGCTGCTCCTAAGTCGTAGTCGGCGTGTAATAGGTCGTACTCTCTGTCTGCCTCTTCTTTATGGTACTTAGACACCTCAGCCGCGTCTTGACATCTACGGACAAACTGCACAGCCTCACGGTGACTTATGGCGTCCTTCAACCACGTTCGTATAGCGCCTTGCATTTTGTAAACGCCCCAGAAATCCGCGTCATGTTCATGCTCCTTACTTAACCACTCAGTATCGAAGGCATCACCAAAGATATTCTGGCTATGATGCTCTTTACAACCAACAACCATGAAGTCCCCGTACTTATAGCCTTTAGCTTCTCTGCTCATAACGCTTCCTCAATGTTAATGTCTTCAGCCTCTGTAAGCCTACCAGTTTGTTGTGAATATTGCAAGTAGCCTGCAATGCCTGTCTCACCACTTCTCCTGTTCTTTAATCCTCTAAGCGTAGTGCAGTTCCTTACAGCCTCTACATCGCTCTGACGATTGCCTTCTAACGCTATAGCAGCATCACTTAATTGTATGATAGCTGCACTGCCTCTAGCCTCTGATGCCTGGACACGTCTGCCTTCTTCATGGCCTACGCCGTCCGATGCCTTGCGGAGATGGCATATGTTTAGCAACATTATCCCTGTCTCCTCTACAAGTTTGCGTAGCTCGTGCATAACACCGTCTATAGCTTCCCTCTCATTAGTCTTTCCATTACTAACTAGCCCTACCAGAATGTTGATGTGATCTAGTAGCAGTATCTTGCAGTCCTGTGCTTTGCTTAGGTAGCGCATCTGTGCCAATATACTGTCCACTGTGATGTGCCCTTCATGCTGTAGAAACATAAACCTACCACTCTTCAGGACATTATCATAAGCAGCTTCCTTCTGAGCCTGCCTAGCCTCTGGTGTTACATCGTCTAAGTAAGGCTTCTCACTAACGCGTGTTGGGTCTTTCAGTATAGCCTTCATCTGCTCTCTAGTGGGCAGGTGGAGCTGCGTGTTAGCCTCCATAGACATCATACCTAAGCCTGCTACACCGACTGTTTCCTCTAAAGACAACACACCTATCTTGTGCTGTGTAGTCTCGTACACCTCTCGTAGTATAGCCTTCACCACTGTGCTCTTACCAACACCCGACCCCGCTAACAACGTAACGATAGTGCCTGGATACATGCCGTAGAACATTAGATTGAGACAGTCCCAAGGATAACTACAGAAGGGCATCTCTAAAGGCTTCATCACCTCTTCGTACAACTGAGACGACGCTACAATACCGTCTGGTGTATAGCTCTCTGACGCCCACCACGCATCGTTAAAGGCTTTGCCGTCCTTATTAGCTGTGTAGTCACAAGCGTCCTTGTAGCCCTTCACATGCTTCATAATGGCTGCTTTGTCTCCAAAGAGCTTAGCCACTTTAGCTGCTGCCTTCTGTCCAGGCTCATCAGCATCAAAGCATATAACTATCTTATCGAAGCTGTTAAGCCAATCGAATGAGGCTTTACAGTCCTTCATAGCTCCACTAGCGCCGCTCTTAACCGATACAGTGGGATACCTGCTCCCTTGCATCTGATAAGCCGCCATAGTATCGAACTCGCCTTCAGTGATGGTGACAGTGCTTTTAAACTTATCAGACGTGCTCTTTCTTCCTTTGCTGAACTTGTCTTCACCGAACAACCCTGCCTCTTTAAAGCCCTTCGTAGTGGTGAAGTCCTTAGAAGGAAAGCGCAGCTTAGCTGCATCGGCGCTGTAGTGGAAGACAACAACGTCATCCACGGTGGTAGGGACATCATAGAATTTAGACGTCTCTAGCGATATTCCCCTGTCATGGAAGGGTCTGTAGTCTTTACAGCTCATCACGTTTCTAGCGTCGTAATGCGGCCTTGTGCTAGTGTTCTTGGACGGGTCTCCTAGCCCGTCTATATCAATAGCTGTCTTAGGCTTAAACGCTGTCTCTTCAGGGCAGGCATGACAATAAGCTGTCCCGCTAGTGTTCAAGGCTAGGCCGTCAGAGCTGTCACAGTCTGGGCAGCGGTAGCGATCATTGGTGTAGCTATCGGACATAATAGTTCCTATGGGATTAGAATAAACTTCATGTGTGTGCCGCTGTCCTCTGGGTTTATCTTACTAAACGCTGATAACAGCCTGTATAGTGTCTAATCACAATAGCTAGTATGACAACGCCAGCATCCTGTAATGAGCTGCTCTGGCGGGGAACGTCCTAACAGGTCTGCTCCGCACCGGCAGAACCCGTCATAGGGCATGAATATCTGATAAGGCGTATACCTGGACACCTCAGCCTGCCTAGTTTCAGGAGGACTAGGTAGCTCTGTTGGCTTAGTCATTAGTAGTTCCCCTGTAGGCTATCAAACACCACCAATGATGCTTCCTCTATCGCTCTTCCGTTGTATGTAATGTTCATAATATTCTCCAATGTCTAATTAGTCTATAGTGTCTGAATTGGTCTGTCAAGCTATTCCTATATAGTGATATAGATCAATATAGCTATAGAAACCTCTTGACAGGCTCTTTAATACATGTTATTCTAATGATGTCGCCGCCGGTGCACAGCCCCTGTATAGTGCTATAATGTTCTATAGCTTTCTATGTTGTTATTTATCAGGGCTGCATAGCTCTCTAATGCCTTCATCGTCCCAGTAGGTTAGTATAGTCTGTGCAGTGTCTAGCCCTACAGCAGTCTTTATAATATCGTAGCGCACTAGATCAATAGCGTTCCAAAGAGCCTTAGCTGTCTTTACATCGATCTCTACAGTCGTTACAGGCTCTGGTGTTGTTCTGTTTATCTTAATCATTGTTACGCGGCTCCTTATCTAATTGATTGAACAGTTCTTTAGCGTTCAAGACAGAGAGCTCTATAGCCTCTTGGCTAGACATGTCTACACCACTGGCTGCATGGCCTGCCCTGATATGTATAGCTGCATATTCTAGCTTGGTGAGGCCTAAGTAGTCTGTGGAGTAGAAGTTACCTTTATAAAGGCACACATCACTAGGTTGTCCTGCTTCATTCAATATAGCCTGTGCTGGCTTGTTAGCGTTGTTCATGTCTTAGGCTCCTTAGTATTATTCATAAATGTTGGTAGTGTCTTAAAAGGGTCTATAGATACACTATCATGCCCTTCTTCGTCTGTCAAGCCTCTTTGGTGGGTACTAGAAGCCCCTTTAGCGGACTTCTCAGCCCTTTTATAGACTCCTGGGATACAACCCCTGCCTTTAGAGACAACGTCCAACCTGCCCTGTCTAACGAGCTTATACACGCATCCCCTCACCATCTCATTGAGCCCGTCATAGGCTGCATAGGCTTTGCGCTGTCTTAATACGTGCTGTAGATGCTTAACAGTGAACTCCTGTTCTTCGAAGCGTAGGATAACATCACGTATAGCCTGTGCTGTGTTCTTAGGCTTTGGTATTCTTATGCTACTGACTTCTATGCGCTTCATAGGGCTATGTTGCTGTGTATTATTCATAACAACATCTCCAACAAGCTGCTCCGTTCTCTATAGTCTATCACGCACCCGTCGTAGCCCCTGCTGTCGAGCTTTGAAGCTATATAGGCTAGGATGGTGATAGTGGTTAGTAGTGTTCCTGCAATGATGCATAGTGCTGTAGTCATTGTTGTAGCTCCTTTAACGCTTGTTCGGGGTATGCTAAGAACCCTATAAAACGTCCGTCATCTTTGTCAAGTACCTCAATGTCGGCGTTACCTTCGTATCCCGAGCGTAGCACTCTATAGAAGCAATCGTCTGACTCGTCACTATTTAGCGCAGTAACTAACTCCCTAGCGGTTTCAATATTCATTAGAAGCCCCCGCCATAGTCTGAAGCATCATTAGGGATGAAGCCTCCTGCCTCCCTAGCCTCTGCCTCGCTCAATGCCATAATGTTAACAGGCTCTTCCATTCTACGTCGTTGTTCCTCTATCGTGTCTGGGCATTGTGTTATAATACCTCCTGAGGCTAGATAGGCGGCTGTGTGTTCAGCTATGAGGGCTCGTTGTTCCTGCTTTGCTTTGCTTATGTCAATCATTGTTATAGCTCCTTAGTTCAAAATAGTCAATATGTATTCACCTGAATCAATCTTAGCCTGTGTTTCCTTCTTAGTCTCTCCCAGGAACTGATTGCGATACTTAGATGTAGTGCGCGAGTAGTCCCAATAGTGAGCATCTAGTAGGACATCATCGCCCTCTATAGCGACTATCGTGCTGTCATAACTTTGAAAGGCTCTATACCTCTTCGTTATCATTGGGGGATTGTTAGCATCTCCGTAGTGCTTATGGCCTTCTATAACGAACTGATTAGGCACTGCGTTCCCTCTACTGCTTATCATGTTAGTTACTTTCATAATAGCTCCTTAAAAGTCTTGAATGATGAATGAATCAGTATCAATCTCTATAACTGTAGTATAGTCTCTGAGAATGTCCAAGTCTGGGTAGTCTTCAGCGTCATAACAATCGTGGAAGGCCTCCAAGCTTTCATATTCTGTATACTCGCAACATAGGGCTATGACGTCCAGCTCTATGTCTATACCACAAGCTTCTTCTAATTCAGTGAGGTAATCAAACAAGGCTATCAAGCCATCATCACTGAAGTTGTCCCCTCTATTGTATGCGTCGAATGCGTCTACAAAATCGTGCGTGTTTACTGTTGTCTTCATAGTCTATTCTCCATTGGCTTATAAGCCTGTGTTAATACTGTTTAGTGTAGCACATCTTCAAAGTATGCGTCGGCTGTTCCCGACTGTTTAGCTAGTCTTGTAAATAGATCGGTGTATTCTCCATAAACCTCAGGCCTATCCCAATACCCTACGCCGTGTCCGTTGCGTGTAAACCAGAAATCATGCCCGGCCTGTTCTATGTTATCGTCTGATAGATAGCATCTGATACGGCTATAGAAAGCTAAACAATCAATGATAGATTCTCTCATAAACTCTGTGCATAGCTCTGTGCCGTTGTCCGGTTGATCTGTATCGCCTGTTTCGGTGAAATCTATAGCTTCTAAGTAAGCACTGATAAACGCTATCTCCTTAGCTTCTAGTGCTATATCTACTACCCAATATGGTGTTTTCATTATCTTATCCTCTATTGCTTTGTTATCCAGAAAACGCGGTTTCCAATGTATACGTTGCATTCTTGCGGTTTAGCCCTTTTAAACTCTTCTAGCGTGCTTTCTGCCAGCCTTGCCGCGTTTAGGTCTTCATTTTCTATCATTTCATCTATATATCGCTCCACATCCTCAGAAATAATACATTGAGCCGCTTCAAGTGTATCTATAGCGGAAGGCTCACTATCTGGCATGAATCCTGGGATGTTGCTACCTGTGAAATATGACATGTTCTTATCCTCTGTTTAAATGTATATCAGTGAGCCACCTCATAAATGACTCAGGTTATACACTCTATGTCAGTTTTACGCTTTCAATGGTTCGGGTTCCGTAGTGTGTGCCGATCATTGCTTGAACTGCCTTGCCGTCGAACTTAGTTATTGAATAGCCTAGAGAACTATCTACAGGGGTTCTAGCCGTGTATCCGTCAAGCATTACCAAGTACCGAGGATTGCCATTAACAGAGCTTGGGCATCTTTCTACTATTTGAAGTGTTCCTGTGTGTCTAGTGGCGTTTTTCATTGTTCTATTCCTTGTCTGTGTTGTGGTTAGTGTGTCTCTATTACATGTAGTAGGCTTGGTCACCTAATAGTTTAGCTATTCTACTACCTAGTTTGTCTAGCTGTACCGCAATAGCTTCCTTCTCTTTGTCGGTCATTAGGCTGTTTTCATGCGCGCCGTAGAAAACTCCATGCACTTTACAAGCTACTACATATTGTGCCATTTGCTTAGGTGTTAGCTTCTCGTCATCTTTATCGCCGTGTTGAGTTATCATTGTTCTATTCCTTCTCTGTGTTGTTGTTCGTTGTGTGTACTATCTCAAACACCGCCAGCCTTGTCAACAACTAATTACAATTATATTGCTATTTAATTACAACACAGCTACAGCCTACGGATTCATTGACCTAAATACTGAGAAGCTCTGTGCTGCCTATCCTATTCATCCCTGCCTCTACTATCTATTCAGCTCTATCGTTGCTCTATGAAGCTGTGAGACAATGTCTATTGAGAGAGCGTGACAGGCTGATCAGGCTGCTTTGATCTGTGTAGTGTGGCAGCTACACAGCCTCTTCTACTCCATCGCTCTGAAGCCTCCTCAGCCATGCCAGGCTGCATAGACTATATAGTTACTAGAAGCTGCAGAGTCTTTAACGTTCTTTAACGTGCTATAGAGCTATGTAGTCGAAGGTGGGGCGAAATAGAGGCTGGGGTGGCTTTACAGGCTGTGTAGATTGTGACGGTAGGCTCATCAGTTTACTAAAGAGTGAAATAGGAACTACATAGCTCTATAGAAGCTCTACAGGGCTATAAAGACTCCCTAGAATATGATGCTATAATAGGCTAAATAGGTGTTAATTAACGCCATTGTCTATAAAGCTAACAAGAGCTATAATGCCTTGGATAACAAGGAGCTATGTAGCACTGCGGAGACCTGTATAAACTATGGAAATCCGCCTAGAAAGGCTTAGGCTATAATGCCTATAAAGCTATGTAGTGTACATGAGACTATAACGTGTCGATAAAAGGCTATATAGACGACATAGAGTAATTAGATGAAATAAAGCTTGACTTTTGCGTTAAAGTATGCTATAGTGTATAACACAGTTCAACACACTATATAGGAACTATTAAGCAAAGCAGTATTTAGCCTATATGAGAAACCTTTTATTTGATTCTTTACTATTTAGTCCTACAGAGTTATTTAGTCTCTATAGAGCAATTCAGCTCTATAGAACTAAATCACCTATATAGGAACTAAATAGCCTATATAGAGAGAAGCTTTTGTCTGACATCAAGAAGAGGGTCGGTAGACCTAAGAAGGCCGATTTAGCAGCAAAGAAGCCTGGTGGTCGAAAGAGCGTAGGTCGTCCTAAGGGTGATGCTGCTATAATGAACGAATACAAGGCTAGGATGCTAAACAGTCCTAAGTCTAAGAAGGTGTTGACTAAGATATTTGATGCTGCTCTGGATGATGACCATAAAGGGCAGGCAGCGGCGTGGAAGCTCTTGTTTGACAGACTAGCTCCATTGTCTCTATTTGACACCACAGATTCTAAGAAGCCTTCAGGAATCAATATAAACATCAGTGTAGCTGGGAACGACAAGGTAGATGTCTCTGAAGACATAGCTGATGCAGACTACGAAGAGGTTGATGATGAGGCTTCCTGATACCAATGATGAAGGCTTCCGCTTCTTTTTAAGAGACGAATTCGCCTGTAAGCATACAGGACGTAATGAGATACAAGCCAGCTTTGTCCATAAGCTAGACAATCTACGCTATCTCTGTGATTTCCCCTTTGTTATTACATCGGGCTACAGACACGCTACGCATCCTGCAGAGGCTAAGAAGGCTACACCGGGAACGCACAACAGAGGCATTGCAGCCGATATAGCTGTGAACGGTGGAGCACAGAGGCGTAAGCTTGTAGAAGCAGCGCTCAGTATGGGCTTCACAGGCGTTGGCGTTGCAGACGGCTTTGTCCATTTAGATATACGCAGTACAACACCTGTGCTTTGGTGTTACTAAACAGTTTAGGTGAAAGCTGCTCCACCAGTGAGTAGCCTAATTAAATCAACATCGTGGAGGATGTGATATGATGAAGCAATGTAGTAAGTGTAGAGAGACTAAAGAGACTGCGCTGTTCAGTAAGAACAACAAGGCCAAAGACGGTCTATTTAGTTATTGCAAGCCCTGTGTAAAGGCGGTCGATAAACTACGCTCTACTTTTACGCCTTCTGTTGAAGAACAGCAGTGTGCTGCGTGTAAGGAAGTAAAGAAAGCAGAGTGTTTCACTAATTCTACAAGGTCTAAATCAGGCCTACAGAGCTATTGTAAAGACTGCATGGCCGGCGTAGGAAGAGACACTTACAATAAAGAACAGCGCCGTGATAGACACTTAAAGCGCGCCTACGGACTTGCACGAACTGATTATGACAATATGTATTCAGAGCAGGATGGACGCTGCGCCATATGTAATATAAAAGAAATTGAGACCCCTGAAGGCACGCTTTGTGTAGACCACGACCATGCTACAGGGAAAGTCCGCAGTCTCTTGTGTAAACAATGTAACCATGCTCTAGGCCTCTTTCAAGATAATCCGCTCTTCTGTAACAGCGCGGCTAACTATCTAAGGAAACACAATAAGTGAGCAACACTGAATTCTCTGTCGATCTACTGCCTTGGCAGAAAGAATGCTGGGACAGTCCTGCTAGATTCCAGGTTATCGCCGCAGGGCGACGAACAGGTAAGAGTGAGTACGCTGCTTACAGATTATTAGTAGCGGCTCTACAGGCTAAGAGAGGCAAGACATTTTATGTAGCTCCTACCCAACAAATGGCAAGAGACGTGATGTGGGACAAACTCCATGAACTAGGTGGAGACCTCATTAAAGGCGCTCACGTCAACAACTTAACTATTACGCTTGTTAATGGCAATGTGATATACTTAAAAGGTGCTGATAGACCAGAAACACTGCGCGGAGTCTCCTTAAACTTCTTAGTCCTCGATGAATATGCGACTATGAAGGAGGACACATGGAATCTGATATTAAGACCAGCCTGTGCTGACTTATTAGCTCCTGTAGTAATGATCGGCACACCTGCCGGTAGAAATTCGTTCTATGAGTTGTATACCTATGCAGAGCTAAGCGGAGACCCAGACTGGGAAGCCTTCCACTATACAAGCTACGACAACCCTTACATCAGTAAGGAAGAGATAGACACAGCTAAGAAGACAATGGCGTCTTGGGCGTTTAGACAAGAGTTTGAGGCAAGCTTCCAGGCTAAAGGGTCTGAGCAGTTCAAGGAAGAGTGGGTTCACTTCAATACTGAAGAGCCTAAAGGTGGTGAGTATTACATTGCAGCCGACCTTGCTGGCTTCGAGCAGACAGGTAAGAAGAGGGCTAAGAACAGAGACAATACAGCCATCGCTATAGTTAAGGTGGGTGAGTTTGAGGACGAGAAAGGCCCGTATAATTGGTGGGTGAAAGACATTATAGCTGGTAGGTGGACATTAGATGAAACATGCAGGAAGCTGTTTAGCGCTGTAGAGTTTAATCAACCTGCTGGTTTTGGTATTGAGAGAGGAATAGCTAAGCAGGCTGTTAATGACCCCCTCTCAAACCTAATGCGGAAGCACAATAGATTCTTCCGCGTAGAAGAGCTAACTCATGGCAACCAGAAGAAGACCGACAGAGTGGTGTGGGCGCTTCAAGGTAGGATGGAGAATGGCGCTATACGCTTTAATAAAGGCGAGTGGACTACACAGTTCTTAGATGAGCTGTTTCAGTTCCCTGACGTGTTAACACACGATGATATGGTAGACGCCCTTGCTTATATATCACAGTTAGCGCAGCAAACTTACGTTGCAGACTTTGAATACGACGATTACGAACCCTTAGATGAATTATCAGGATATTAATATGGCTACAGTTGTTGATTTAGAAGAGAAACGAACCAGTCCTGATGACTCATTAGAAACGTGGGTTATGGATAAAGTAGATAGCTGGGCAGAACACTACAACTCCAACTACAGGACGAAGCATGATGAGTATTACCGCCTCTTCAGGGGCATCTGGGCTCAAGAGGACAAGACACGCTCTAGCGAACGTAGCCGCATTATATCGCCAGCGATTCAACAGGCGGTTGAGAGTAATGTCGCTGAGATCGAAGAAGCTACATTTGGACGTGGTAAGTTCTTTGACATCGTAGACGACAAAGCCGACGAAGACAACACAGACATACAGCATCTAAGAACTATGATGCACGAAGACTTCTCCCGTCTAGGCACTAAACAGAAGGTAGCAGAGTGTATACTCAACGCAGCCATCTTCGGCACTGGTATAGGCGAAGTTGTCCTAGACACTGTCACAGAGACACGTCCTGATGAGCGTATTGAAGGTGATCAACGCATCGTAGGCGTCACAGAGGTGGATAGGACAGTGACTAAGCTGATTCCTGTCATGCCTAGACACTTCCGTATCGACAGCGCTGCATCGGGCATAGAAGACGCTCTAGGCTGTGCAATCGACAAAGACGTCCCCACCCATTCCATAGAAATACTACAGGAGAAGGGCGTCTACCTAGATACACCGATCACTACAGACGTCACAGACACTGATAGACAAGCTGACTTAGAACTAAGTAGTCCTCCTAAGGGACAAACAAGGCTTACTAAATACTTCGGTTTAGTTCCTCGACATCTCCTAGAGGAAGCTAAGATGCCTCCTAACTCCGAGATAGTGGAGATTGTAGGCAGAGAGGAAGAAGACTTCTACGTAGAAGCTATAGTCATCTTAGCAGATGGCGGAGAGCTGTTGAAGGCTGAGCAGAACCCCAACATGATGAACGATAGAAACGTCATAGCTTTCCAGTGGGATAAGCTGCCTAGTTCCTTCCATGGCCGTGGAACAGTGGAGAAGGGCTATAACAGCCAGAAGGCGCTCGATGCTGAGCTAAGGGCTAGGGTAGATGCCTTAGGTCTTACTGTCCATCCTATGCTCGGTATGGACGCTTCTCGTATGCCCCGTGGAGCTAAACCGACTGTAGCGCCTGGTAAGGTGGTATTGACCAACGGAGACCCTAGAGAGGTGTTACACCCGTTTAAGTTCGGTGAAGTGTCTCAGATTACATTCCCACAGGCTCAATCATTAGCGGCTATGGTGCAACAAGCCACAGGCGCTGTAGATATGTCTCCAGGTAACATCAACGCAGACCAAGCAGCTGCAGCGATGTCTATGTCGAAAGGCTCCGTCCTAAAGCGCCACAAGCGTACACAACTTAACTTTGAAGAATCCTTCCTAGTCCCCTTCATCACTAAGGTGGCTTGGCGTTACATGCAATACGAGCCTGATACGTTCCCTTCAAAGGACTACAAGTTCATTGTCAATGGTAACTTAGGCATTGTAGCTAGAGAGTACGAAGTAGCACAGCTTGTGCAGCTCCTACAGACTATGGGAGACGATAGCCCAGTCAAGCCAGCTTTAATGAAGGCCGTTGTAGATCACATGAACGTCTCTAACAGAGAAGAGATCATGGCTATCATCGACGAAGCTGCACAGCCTTCAGAGGAAGAGCAGAAAGCAGCTGAAGAAGCTAGACAGGCTCAAATGGCCTTCCAAGCATCACAGACAGCAGCCCTGAACGGACAAGCAGCTGAGAGTGACGGTAGAGCTAAGAAGTATGAGGCAGACATTAGAGCTATTCCAATCGACCTAGAGAACGACAGACTCAAGATTGTCGCTAGTATGGATAGTGAGGACGATAAGAACTTCAATAGAAGGCTTGCTGTAGTTGGTAAGCAGTTAGAAGAAGGTAAACTAGCAATTCAGCTAGGTAAATCAGCACAATAAACAGGAGAACCCCTATGGGAACCAGTTATTCAGTAGTGGTCACAGGCCGCGACCTCCAAGACCTAGCAGAACAGATTAACGCTAAGTTTAATGCACTAGATGAGGAAATTAGGAGCCTTAAAGAACAGATTAGCAGGCCTGAGAAGCCCAAACCAGCTGTATCTAAGAAGAAAACAACATAAAAGAGTAAATAAAGCTTGACATTTGAGTAAAAGTGTGTTATGCTATATAAGAGCTTAACTGCTCTAGGCGAAAGCAGCCTCAATCTGTTAGTAGCCTACTTATCTATTGAGGAGATAAAGTATGATGAAACAATGCAGTAAATGCGGGGAAACTAAAGAAAAAGAGGCCTTTAGTAAGGATTCCACAAGGAAGGACAACTTAGACCCTCAGTGTAAAACATGTAAAGCCTCTTATGTACAGACTAGAAACAACGCTAGAAGCACCCGACCTAAGCGCTGTACCGATTGTGAGGAGACTAAAGAGCCTTCTCATTTTTACAGCCATTGTAGATCAGGCGACGGCTTAGCTCATGTCTGTAAAGCGTGTGACAATTCCCGACGAAGGGATAACCACTTAAAGCAATACGGACTTACCCACGAAGGCTACCTCGCTCTATTAAAACACCAAGAGGGTGGTTGTAAGATATGTAGAGTTAAAGCCAAATCACAGCGCTTTGGTGTCCTTCACGTAGACCACTGCCACTCTACAGGAGATGTACGCGGTCTTCTTTGTACTAACTGCAACACATCACTAGGGGGCTTTAAAGACGACACAGCCCTCCTTATCCAAGCAATAAAGTACTTAGAGGAAGCCTAATGACAGAGAAGCGGGACATCCCTCTTGAGAACTATTTTGATAGCATGAAGGAACTGTGGGGCTATGAAGCCTTCCAAGTCCTTCTATTAGAGCTTACCACCCAGGTAGACTCAATCAATTCAGTAGAGAATGCGACCTCTTCCAACGACCTATGGTTTAGGAAGGGACAAATTAACGTAATCAGAGCTATGCAGAACCTCAGAGACAATATTGAGATACTGGAGACTGATTACTTACAGTCGCTGGAACCACAGACCGACGAAGACGAAGAGCTGTACAATTGAGACGGCTTTTCGAGTTTAAGTGCGAAGATGGACACATAAGCGAGCAACTCGCTAACGATGACGTCTATACAAGCACCTGTCGAGAATGTGACAAACCAGCAACGCGGCTTATTTCAGCTGTTCGCGTCAACCTAGACCCTATTAGCGGTGACTTCCCAAAAGCCACTAACAAGTGGGTTAAGAATCGAGAGCAACGAATGAAGCTAGAGCGCAAGGCAGTAGACAACCACGGCTCTGATGCCGCTTGGGATATTGCTAAGCGCTAACACCTGTAGAGGCTAGTCAGTCTCTATTAACTTCCTCCACAATGGCTAACCCCACGGAGTTTAATTATGTCAGCAACACTGATAGACACACCCGCAGACGCCACACCAGCAGACAACGCGGAAGCACCTGCTACACTAGACACGACTATTGACGTAGTTCAACCGGAACCTACAGCGGCGGCTGAGGTAACTCCAACAGAACCAGACCTACCCCCTAAGTACGCAGGAAAGAGCATCACAGATGTTATTGAGATGCACCAGAATGCAGAGAAACTAGCTGGTAGACAGTCCTCCGAAGTGGGAGAACTTAGAAAGATAGTTGATGACTTTATAACGACGCAATCTGCAACCACAACACAGCCCGAAGAAGACCCGATAGATTTCCTCGATGACCCTGAGAAAGCAATACAGAGAGCCATCGACAACCACCCAGTAGTCAAGCAGGCTAGTGAGGTTGTAGCAGACGCTAAAGTCTCTAGAGCAGGTAAGGAAGCACAAGATAAGCTTCTAACCGCTCATCCAGACACAGCGGATATTGTAGGTGACGAGAACTTCGTCAACTGGATTACAGCTAGTCCCACAAGGACTAATGTACTGCGACAAGCTAACCAGTCTAATGATGTTGATAGTATGTCCATGTTGTTAACAGAGTGGAAGCAAAGCAAACCGACAGAGACTACGGTTTCTAAGGATGCAGAAGCTACACAACAACAGGCAAAAGCAGCAGCAGCTACAGGAGCTATAACAGGTGGTGCGGGAGAGTCTAGGAAGGTCTACAGAAGGGCAGACTTAATTAAACTTAATCAAACTGACCCAGACCGATATAGAAAACTCCAGCCTGAGATAATGCTGGCCTATAAAGAGAAGAGGGTCATTTAGCTATAGGAGCTAAGTATCATGGCTGTAGTAACTTCCACATATCCCGCGACAGGCGGGTTCGTAGACAACACAAGCGCAGCAGCGTTCATCCCAGAAGTTTGGAGTGATGAAGTAATTGCTGCATATGAGCAGAACCTAGTACTGGCAGGTAACGTGCGTCGTATGTCCTTCACGGGTAAGAAAGGCGACACTATTCACGTACCTAAGCCTGTTCGTGGCGCTGCTTACGCTAAAGCTGAGAACACAGCAGTAACTGTTCAGAGCAACGTAGACACCACTCTAGACATCAGCATCGACCAGCATTGGGAATACTCAAAGCTGATTGAAGACATTACAGACACACAGGCTCTAGAGTCTATGCGTCGGTTCTTCACTGAAGATGCTGGTTATGCGCTAGGCAAGCAAGTCGATACAAACCTGTTTGAGCTTGGTAAGTCCTTTGGAGACGGTGACGCCTCTGACTGGGTTCACTCTGGTGCGTTCTATTCCAACGCTGGTACGTCTATCTCGCTAAACGCTGACGATACTGTAGCGGCTGGTGATGATATGACCGACCTAGTTATTCGTGGAATGATTCAGAAGCAGGACGATGCAGACGTTCCAATGTCTAATCGCTTTTGGGTTGTACCGCCTATTGCTAAGAACGATATGTTGGGTATCACCCGATTCAGTTCTAGTGACTTCGTCGGTGGACGTCCTGTAGGCAACGGCAACATTGGTAACATCTATGGTGTTGAGTTCTACGTATCTACTAATGTCCCTGTCATCGAGACAGCTGCCCAGAATGCTGGCGGCTCTATTGATGTACGTGGTAGTATCCTGGCTCACAAAGACTCTATGATTCTAGTAGAGCAGCAGGGTATTCGCACACAGGCACAATACAAGCAGGAGTTCTTGTCTAATCTGACTACTTCTGATCGTCTGTATGGCGTTGCAGCATACCGTCCAGATTCAGCGTTTGTATTAGCACTAGCAGGTGCATAATGTAAGCTGAACAGCAACATAGGCTATGGGGTTCTTCGGAGCCCTATAGTTTTATTCTAACTAGCCAGGTGTTTAAATGCGCGCAGACCTAGAGAAGTACCCAGAAGAAGAGTGGGGAGAAGTGGGAAGCAAAGAAAGAAGATGGAAACTACAAAAGCATAATTGGCTATCTAATCTGTACGGCTTAACCTTCCAAGCCTACGAAGATATGCATGAGGCTCAAGGCGGTGTATGTGCAATATGTAAGAAGCCTGAGACCGTTATTCATGTTAGAGAAAGCGGCATAAGAAAGATGTCTTTATAGGTCGACCACGACCACGCTACAGATGCCGTCAGAGCGCTTCTTTGCACGCTCTGCAATAAAGGCATAGGAATGCTGCAAGATAACCCTAATTTACTGCGCGACGCTGCAGACTACCTAGACTCACACAGGTAGAGGAGGATACGACTATTTCAGATTATTCCAAGACCACCAACTTCACAGCCAAAGACTCCTTACTGTCCGGCAACGCTAATAAGGTTGTACGCGGTACAGAGATAGACGTAGAGTTTGATGCTATAGCAACAGCCATAGCAACTAAGACCGAAGGCGCCTCACCGACCTTCACAGGCACAATGACCACAGAGCTTCTAAACTCTACCATTGACGACGCCTCCAACAATTCCTCAACAGCAGTCCAACAACTAACACACACCACGTCAGGTACTCCAGGTGCAGGCATCGGTGTGGGTCAAAACTTCATTGTAGAGACAGCAGCCAGTAATAACGAGACTGGTATGGTGCTTGACGCCATCACCACTGACGTAACTCCAGGCTCTGAAGACTTCTCCTTGTCTGTCAAACTAATGGCAGCAGGAGCTACAGCGGCTGAAGTGTTCAACGTAGGCTCCACAGGCGTTGCAACCTTCTCAGGTAATGTGGTGAGTGACACAGACAGCACAGATGACCTCGGTACTACAGGTGTACGTTGGGCTAATGCCTACATAGACGACCTAGACATCACTACCAACATAGTCGTAGGAGGCACTGTAGACGGTAGAGACGTAGCCTCAGACGGCACTAAGCTGGACGCTATTGAGGCTTCAGCAGACGTCACAGACGCTACAAACGTAGCTGCTGCTGGTGCTGTAATGGAGTCAGACACGTCCACAGCCTCTATGAGCTTCGTTATAGACGAAGACGCTATGGGGTCTGACTCAGCCACTAAAGTGCCTACACAGCAGTCTACGAAGGCTTATGTAGATGCTATGGCTATCTCCGCTAACAGCTTATCAGGTGCTTTGTTGTCTGGTAACAGTACCAGTGGTACAGACATTGTAGTCACAGCGGCTGATAAGATCACTACAGACACTATAGCAGAGACTACAGCGGCCTCAGGTGTTACTATAGACTCTGTGTTACTTAAAGACAACACTGTAACGGCTACTACGTTCATAGGGGCTGTAACAGGCACAGCCAGTGGAAACTTAGTCTCTGGAGGCGCTCTAGGCACTCCAGCGTCTGGTGTTGCTACAAACCTAACTGGCACAGCAGCCTCTTTAACAGCAGGCAGTGTAACCACCAACGCAAACCTAACAGGCCATATAACCTCTACGGGAAACGCCGCTGTATTAGGGTCTTTCACCTCTGCCCAACTAGCGGCAGCTCTGACCAACGAAACGGGAAGTGGGGCTGCCGTGTTTGCTACTAGCCCATCATTAGTAACGCCCGCCCTTGGAACTCCTGCATCGGGTGTAATGACCAACGCAACAGGCTTACCACCTGCTGGCGTAGTAGGCACAGCCGCCATTCTAGGGGCTAATACTTTTACAGGCGCTCAGACATTTAGCAGTACTCTTAACAAGTTCACATTAACCGCGCCAACAACCGCTGCCACTATTAACACTAGGGCAGACAATTTAACGCACTCTCTGCCTGCGATAACAGGCAACCTGACGCTGGAGCAACTACAACAAAACATTCAGTCTGCGGCATATACGACAGTATTAGCTGATGCGGGTAAGCAAATTCTTCACCCAAGCGCTGATACTACAGCTAGAACATTCACTATAGACAGTAACGCAAATGTCGCCTATCCCGTAGGTACTGCAATAACCTTCGTCAACCAAGTTTCAGCCGGTGTAGTAACTATTGCAATCACAACAGACACCATGCGTTTAGCTGGGGCCGGAACTACAGGCAGCCGAACACTTGCAGCGAATGGTATTGCAACTGCATTGAAGATAACAGCAACCGAGTGGATAATCTCTGGAACGGGGCTTACATAATGGCTAATCCTTCTCAACAAGTTATGGTTTCGCTCTTGCAAGCGCCCCCAGACCCTCCTGAGTTTGTGGCTTATTCTACGGGGAACAGTGCCTCGGGGGGAACCCTTACCATTGCCAAGCCAACGGGTACAATTAATGGGGACTTAATGATTGCATTTATGGGGGATGGGGGTGGCGCGGGTACTTGGACGATGCCGGCTGGCTGGACTGAGGTTTATGACCAAGGAGCATCCCCAGACTTCGGTATCGCATATAAAGTAGCGTCAGGCGAGGGGGCTAGTTACGACTTTGTAATCACACAGAACGCAGTCAAGGGGGGGTCAATAGTTACGTATCGGGATGGGCGCTTTGATAAAATGGGAGCAACGGTTCATAATACTTCAACATTAGTCGCACCATCTATTAGTGTGACCGAAGATAGTAGCATTTTGCTTGCAGCATACCTGAAGACGGGCGTATCTGGCTCCTTTAGTGTCCCCGCGGGTATGACGTTGCGTGCGTCTGGAACAGGTGGTCTAGCGCCTTGTTGGGGTGTTTTCTCTGAGGAGGTTTCTTCTGGCGCTACAGGCTCAAGGTCTTCTGGCACGGGAGGGGCTGCATCTACAGGGGGGCTATTGGCTATTAAGCTTGCGTAATTAAATTTAAAGAAGGAACTACAAATGAAAAAATTTCTAAGACTTTCAGACAATCAATGGCCTTTTACTGAGGCCGACCTAGACCCCTTGATGAAGTTTCCCAACAGGAACTTCAAACCTAATGAGGTTGAGTATGTAGAGCCTGTGCCGTTAGCTAAGCCATCCATTAACGAGATGACCCAAGAAGTAGTTGAGGCGCACCCTGTAGAGTTAGATGGTGTCTGGACTCAACAGTGGGATGTGGTAGACAAGTTCTCTACCTACACGGATGAGGATGGCGTAGTCCACACCAAAGAGGAACAAGAAACTGCGGCTCAAGATATCTTAGACCGTGCTACTGCTGGGACAGTCAGGGTAACTAGAGACGCATTGTTACAGGAGACAGACTTTCATGCGCTATCAGACACGGATATGAGTGAGGCGATGACAACGTATCGACAGGCACTCAGAGATGTTCCCGAACAAGATGGGTTTCCTCACGAAGTCACTTGGCCCGATAGTCCGTAAGCGATGACCGAAGCAGAGATGGAAGCAATGGTCGAAAAGGCCGCACACGAAGCAGCCCACATAGCCAAACTAGCAGCAGAGGCTACACAGGCCGCTATAGACATGGCTACTGAAGAGTTCAAAGCAGAGACAGACGCTATTAAGTCCGGCTACACACAGGCTGAGATAGACTCATGGCCTACACAGGAAGCAGAGGCTGAAGCCTACGCAGCAGACCCCACAGCAGACACTCCATTCCTTGATGCTGTAGTGTCAGAGACAGGAGAGGACAAGGACGGTCTTGTAGGTAACATACGTGCTAAAGCAGCCTTGTTCAAGGTAGCAACAGGCAGGGCATTAGGAAGGAAGCGAGTCAAAGGTAATGAGTAATGAGAATAAGAACAGAGACTATAGTGACTGGGATGACTTCAACGATTGCAGCAGCAGCATTGATAGGTGTAGTCATGTTATTGTTAGACCTAAGCCAAGCAGTAGAGGTGGACACAGCAGTCTCTGAGGAGATGTGGCGAGAGCAGAAAGCAGCTAACGCTATGATGGGTTCAGAGCTTCTTAATCACGCTAGTCGCATAGGATACTTAGAATCACGTACAGCTGTACTAGAGAGTAGACATGACGGCTAAGTTCAAATCAGAGTTCATAGCTAGATCAGCCATAGGTGGGTGGTTATTGGAGACCCCTCTGATATACTACTCAGACTACTTAGGAGCAGCGGTCGTAGCACCTCAAGGATTCAAGACTGACTTAGCGAGTGTACCAAGGCTATTTAGAGGCTTAGTCCCTGTAGCTAACGCTAAGAACAGGAAGGCGTCTGTCATACATGATTGGCTCTATCAGAGCGCAGGTGTACATAGTTATACTAGAAAGCAATGTGATAGGGTGTTCCTGGAGGCTATGAAGTCCTCAGGAGTAAGCTGGTTTAGACGTCAGACCATGTATAGAGGCGTCAGAGCAGGTGGATGGGTTGTCTATAACAACTACTTAAAGGGTAACAAATGAGACATATATTAGCCATTATAGGCGTCGCTGTGTTCCTAACTGGGTGTCAACAGTCGCTGAGTATTCTAGAAGGAGCCTCTCATGCGTGTGGCATAGTCCATATTGAGGGTTACTTCACAGACACCCAAGGTGAGGTGGTGATAGCTAAAGCCCCTGACGAGTGGACACCGGAGCAGGTGCAGGAGTTCTGTAGCAATGGCGACTAACGACATAACAGGTGATAGGCTAGTTAGTAAAGCGAACAACAAAGACTTCAGAGATAACTACGACAAGATATTTGGGAAGAAGACTGATGCAGACACGAAGACAACTAGCTCAAGTAAGACCGTCAGGGACTACAGGTACAAGCCTATTTAGTCTCTCAAGTCAAGCTCCCTTTGTTGTAGACTTTGTTAATATAGCTAATGTCTCTGGAGCCTCCTTAGCTGTTAGCCTCTTCCATGACATCGATGGCTCTACATACGATGAGACCACAGCCTTGATATTTGAGCAGACATTAGCAGCAGGAGCTGTAATACACTTCGAAGCTCCTATATGCGATTATCAAGTTGCAGGCAACATAGGCTGTAAAGTCAGTGTAGCCGACGGAGCCACGTTCACTGTGTATGGAAGCATCAGTGGAGAGAGACTCTAATGACCATCACAGTCTCACCTGCCAGTGCTATCATTAAAGACATAGATGGTCACGATGTTGATGTAGACCAGTATTCTAAAGCTCTTAACGTAATTACTGAGCCGCATAGGAACATTCACGCAGGTTTAGTATTCAATGTATTTCATAAGTTTTCCTCTGTAGCCAACGGAGCTAATGCAGACCTCCATCTTGACGTCCCCGCTGCTGTTTATCCTCATCTACATAAGGTTAGGATTATAGCGGGCGAAGGCGATATAGATATAGGACTGTATGAGGACTTAACAGTCTCCGCAGACGGTACAGCTCTCACTGCCTTTAACTTGCATAGAGCCTCTGCTACAACAGCTGATATGGATGTCTATCACACTCCTACAGTGAGCGGAGCAGGTACTAAGGTTCGTGATGGGTGGTTACCTCCTACAGCATCGGGCACAGGGAATAGTGATACAGGAGCAGTGGATGACTCAGACTTTGAAGCCGTCCTAGACGCCTCAACTAAATATCTAGTAAGAGCCACTAATAACTCAGGGAGTACCATAGACATGGTAATTCATCTAATGTGGTATGAGCTATAATGTTAACAATATTCCTAATCACCACAGCTATTATATACACAACCTGTGCCTCCTATCTAATCTACGAAGGCTATAAAGCATGGAAGACGATTCTGACAACATAGAACACTTCCCTGTCCTCTCCATAGACGCTGTAGAATATATAGCTATAACGTCCGAGGAAGAGCTTGACTTCTGGTGTGAAGCACAGATGGATAATGGAATACCGCTGTTCTACTTAGTAGGGCTTCTACAGAACCAAATAAACTATTTATTAATACCGGAAGAATAGACAATGACAGACACATGGGTAATTGACGTCTTCGGTGAGCCATTCAACATCGACCCCTTCGACTCTACACGTGATCTAAGAGCAACTGCCGACGGTAGTATAAACAATGTAGACAGTGGAGGTGTGTTAGGGGTAGACAGCTCCACAGGCTACAGCGTGGCTACCACACCAGCAGAAGCAGCGCAGCAGCAGATAGATTTGATACAGCGTAACGTAGAGGCTGAGATAGCTCGTTTAGAAGAGATGCACGCAAACGGCGCTATCAATACTAATGAGATGGTTAGGAAGCAAGCGGAGATTGTGGCTAATGGCGCTGTTGCTATTGGTATGTCTCCTACTGAAGTGGCGGCAGCAGTTAACGGTGTTTACTCAGCCTATGGAGCCACTACAGACTTTTCAGCTGACAGTGTCTTCTCTGCTAATGGAGGGCTAGACCTCGCCACAGACGATAACGGGCTGGTGTCCTTAGACGCACAAACTATTGAGGACTCTTCAGGCGGCTCTATATCAGCGTCTAGTGTAATAGCCTCGGTGTTGGGCTCTATAGGCGGTGTTGCCTCTGGAGGCTCTGATAGCTCTAACACAAACGGCACCGAGGGCGGCACAACCGCTGCCGATTCCGGCACAGCTACAGGAGCAACTACAGGCACAGCTGCGGCAGCGGCAGCGCAGGCAGCAGCAGAAGCAGGGACGTTCACTACAGCAGACGGTGTAGTGTGGAAGGATATGGGTAAACACCCACAAAGCGGTGCTACTATCTGGCAGGCTACAACCCCAACAGCCGATCTTATTAGTGACTATGAAGCAAACACAGGTGACACCTACACAGCAACAGAAGAAGGAGGCACAGGTGTTAGAGTGCTAGGAAACCCTACAGAAAACGATGTAGCAGCTGATGAAGGTATTATTGCTAATTCGTCAGGGGAGAAGACAGCGGATGCTACTTTAGATTCAGAAGGTAATCTTATATTCACGCCTGTTAACATATTCGATGGAGACGGTTCAGAACAGTCAGGTACAGGCACTGGTACAGGAACCGGTACAGGCACTGGTACAGGCACTGGTACAGGAACCGGTACAGGCACTGGTACAGGAACCGGTACAGGAACTGGTACAGGAACCGGTACAGGAACCGGTACAGGCACTGGTACAGGAACCGGTACAGGCACTGGTACAGGAACCGGTACAGGCACTGGTACAGGAACTGGTACAGGCACTGGTACAGGAACCGGTACAGGCACTGGTACAGGCACTGGTACAGGCACTGGTACAGGCACTGGTACAGGAACCGGTACAGGAACTGGTACAGGAACCGGTACAGGAACTGGTACAGGAACCGGTACAGGAACCGGTACAGGAACTGGTACAGGAACCGGTACAGGAACCGGTACAGGCACTAATGGAACCAATGGCACTAATGGAACCAATGGCACTAATGGAACCAACGGCACTAATGGAACCGACGGCACTAATGGAACCAACGGCACTAATGGAACCGACGGCACTAATGGAACCAACGGCACTAATGGAACC